CAAGACTTTCGAGCTGAGCGTCGGAATCCGTGGAGACGCGGCAGTAAGCAGCTACCCGGATCCTCTTAAGTTTGACATTGGGATTCTTTACTTCCGCAATCTTGGTTACTTTTTTCAAACTTTTTTCCTCCTTTCCGTACGTCTATACATCACTCTAAAAGCCTTACATATCAAGTGATTTTAGGCATGATTTCCGCGAACAGAGGAGAGAAAGTTTCCCGATTGATGGCGATTAATTTGTTACATTCAGCTACAGATATAAGGCCATTATCCAACATCATTTTTGCGATAGTCTGTGCCCTGCTGTAGTCCAGATCGCCTTTGATACGCTCTTGCGTGTAATAGCTGTTCGTGATTGGCTGTAATTGTTCTGTCATCACATATTCACCTCCAATTTCCACTGGAGATGACCGAACGATTTGAGCGGGAAATTTCTTATAGAAATGACAAAAACCTGCGGGCATTCCAAAACGAAACACGCGCAGGCGAAACAAATAGAGGTATTCAGTTATTTCACCCGGATTTTCCATCCGGTGATAATGTGATTGATGTTCTTAATCTGTGTCGGATTTAGTTTCTGGATCGCAAGGGCGGTGGTGCCGTACTTCCTTGCGATGGCAGAGAGGGTATCCCCACTCTTAACTGTGTAGTAAACGGCGGCAGGTTCAGGATTTTTCAGGAGCTCGTTGACCCTTGCCTGTATGGCTGAATAATCGTACCCGGCAGCGATGAGAGCGTTTTTACGGGCATCGCCGTTGCCCCACTTCCCGGCAATTACCTCCCGTGCTATCGTATCAAGCGGTTTCTTTTTGGATGTTGTAACACGTTCTGTTTGATATCGTGGAATCCCATACCCTCGAATATATCTGGCATTCACTGCTATGTTCCGCCGCCCGACGGCATTGGATTTATTACCTTCTATCACAGTGATGGTAGAACTGGAGATTTTCTCTACAATTCCCACATGATCCGCATACCCAGTATTATTTCCTACCCCACTGTCATCCCAATCATAGAATATAATATCTCCTGCATGAGGAATTCGCGCTTCGTTTTCCTCCCATTCTCCGTTTGATTGAAAGAGCTTTATCATTTCCTGACATCCACACTCTGGTGGAATAATATATGTTGCGTTGCAGCGGATCGCAACAGCAGATACAAAGGTCGCACACCAGGAATCCGTGTACTTTACTTGATAGCCCCTTGCCAAAGGTCTATGAGAATTATAAATATCGATAATTATTCGAAAGCTTTGATCCGATTCTTTTTTCCCTATCCATGCTCTTGCCTGTGCAAGAATTTCACTTATGGTATTACTCATCTGTATCATCCTTTCCTTTTTGCTCTTTTAGCTGCTCTAAGACATTCTTTAACTTTTCTGGGATGGGAAGTCCCAGATGTCCCGCATTTTCTAATAAATTCCCTCATTCGAAATATAAAAGAAAATAACAGCAGTGCGAATAGCAGAACCATTACCTAAGATTTGGACATCTAGTACATTTCCAATCCCGACCAACAGAAAAATCAATACCTTTCCAGCAATTCCTTTAAATCCGACTGTACTGGATAACTTTCGATCTGCGATGGCACAGAGTACCCCGGTAACATAGTCGGCTATTACAAATACAAGAAGTGCATAAAGCAGACCATCATAGCCTCCCAGAAACCATCCAACCACGCCTCCGACTACGCTACAAGCCAAATCAATCATCCTTATAGGACGCATTTTTCTCACCTCACTTTTTTGTTTGTGCCTTTATTTCCATATATCGGTTGCCATACTTCACGTTGTCGATATAACTGATGCTATAGACGTTTCCACGAAATTCAATCTCTGTTGTTTCATCCATATCAGGGTGATACCGAATGACAAATGATACTTCTCTTTCGATCTTTGCAGCAAAAGCCGTGTAGTACTCACTGCCATGCAAATTGGAAACCTTAGCCCAAGCATCTCCCATATGGACTCGCTTTTTTACTTGCTGCCCGAGTTCATCTTCTTCATAAACAATCTGATAGAGTTGGATTCTCTGATCTAGTTCTCCAACATCCACGAACCGCTTCATCAGAACACCTCTTTTCGATAGGGGATAAGAAGTGCGCGCATCAGTTTGATCATTTCATGAAAATCTGCTGTTTCCCGATTTTCAAAAAGATAGGCTACCCCATACAGGATAGCCATTTTAATATCATCAGGCAGAACTTCATAATCGGAAATTGGGTGGCGCAGGACATTTTCCACAATGGTAATTGAAGTTTGAATCAGTCTTGTAATCAACGCATCTTCCAGGCTGTTGTCAATACGAAGATATAGTTTTGCTTCTTCTAAAGTGATAGGCATTTGCGCCACCTCCTTCTTACTTTGTTCCCAGCTTTAATACTTTGATTGCCTCTGGCAGAACAACTTTCGCATCCACACGCTGCGATGCAAGGAAACCAACCTGACCATTTACCGCATAAAGCTCATTCAGCCTCTTAAAGGTTCTTCCCTGCCTGTCGGCGATCCAATAATAGGAGAAATCTCCAAAGAGAATACTCTTTGCATCTGCTGCAATTTCTGGCATGTAACGGCTGGTGACTACTGGGCAATTTAAAATCTTATCCGGCACATCTGCACTTACCGAAGGCTGCCAAATGTACTGACCGTTATTATCCTTTAATTTTCGAATTGCTTTCACCGTACTTTCATTCATTAAGAAGACAGAACCTTTTCGGTAAGGCTGTTTTAGGGAATAATAAAGATCCATCAAATCATCAAAAGCCAGTTTTGTATCGGAAGCAGCAGTCACTCCATCAGAAGCTCCATTTGTGTCATTTAAAATACCTGTAGGCCTGTCCGTTCCTGTCCCTACAAGAAAGGCTTCTTCCTCTGCATTTCCAATCCTCCTGGCAAACTCCTGAGCAATATAACTTTCCAAATCAAAGGCAGAATCATTGAGTAATTCGTCAGATACCTTAATCAAAGTACCTAGTTTATGAGCACCAATGGATACCTGACCGAACGTTGTATTACTTTCCTCATAGGCGGCTTCTTCCTCCATCCAGGAAGCAGTGCCTTCACCCGCAACAACGGGAATCTTATGATCACCACTTGCAGTTTGGATCACCTTAGAGATCGAACGAAGTACATTTTCTTCAGAGAGCATCTGAATCAAGGTCCGTTCATATTCATCAGGCACCAGAAAGCCACCTTCCGGATCTGTACCTTCCTTTAAAGTATTCAAAAGTTCCGGCCGATTTTTTCCCTTCATAACATTCCAGAAAGCAGTGGTATATCCGTCCTGAAATCTTGAATCCTTTTTATTTTTTCCATCTTTCGGATTCATTGTAATTGCATTGCTTGTTGGCTGGTTTAACTCCAAATCGATGGCTGCCTGATTTTTTAATCGATCGATCTCCTTGCCTAATGCAATCACATCGTTTTCCATCTGCTCATAAGTAGCAGTGTCTTCTGAAGAAAGGATGTCATTTTCCCTCTGTTTTTCATCCAGAAAATTTTTTGCCTGTTCCCAGATGCATGCCCGTTTTTCTTGTAAATTTAAAATTTTATTCATGATGTCTCCTCCTAATTTAATGTGAGATAATTGAAAGCCGCTTTTTCAGCGACTCTATGGTTTCCATTGGTTCCTTTGTTTGTGGCGGATCCGCTTTTTTCTTGCTTTATTCCATAACGCATTGGCAACCGTCCGCATGGAGAATGAGTATCCGTCAATGGCTTCTTTCTTATTGTCTTGTAGTATGTCATCCGCAAATCCCAATTCGATCGCTTTCTTTGCATTCATCCAGGTTTCTGCATCCATCAAATTTGCAATCCTGCTGCGGGATAAACCGGTTTTTATCTCATAAGCATTAATGATGGATTCCTTAACTTGTGTAAGCATGTCGATGGCTTTTTTCATTTCGTCGGTATCGCCCATAGCCATAGTAAAAGGATTGTGAATCATCATCATAGATGTTGATGCCATAGAAACGGTTGTCCCGGCCACTGCAATTACCGATGCGGCAGATGCAGCTAACCCATCCACTTTGACCTGAACATCTCCGGAATACTCCATCAGCATCGTGTAAATCTGACTCGCTGCAATGCAGTCGCCTCCCGGAGAATTCAACCAGAGAGTAATGGCGCCGTCTCCATTATTTAATTCTTCCTTAAAGATCTTTGGTGTGACATCATCATCGAACCAGCTTTCTTCTGCAATCGTTCCATCGATCGTTAGTATTCGATTGGAATCTTTTACACTCCAGTTCCAAAACTTCTTCATTTTGCATTCACCTCACTTTCCTCATCCTTATAAAAGCCTCCTGCTTTTTCAAGGGGCAGCATATTTCCATTCACTAAATAAAGATCTCCGCCATCCTTTGCAGGAATCCGGTTCATATTCTCCAATTCACGGATGTCATTTGCAGAGAGCCAGCCATTCTGGCGCCCGATTGCATAACCATTCATACGGCTTTGATAGTCGCCACGCATCAGGCCATCCACATTGAATTTGATAAATATTTTTGATCTTTCCTTAAGCATCAACAGTTGCTGGTTCATTGCCTGTTCCCAACGCACACACCATGGGTTTAAGGTGTATTTCACAAATTCAAGTGACTGCTGTTCGATATTGGAAAAGGAGGATTTCTCTAAATCACCAATCATATGTGGCGGTACCCGAAAAATCCTTGCGATCTCATCAATCTGAAATTTTCTTGTTTCAATGAACTGTGCTTCATTGGGAGGAATCGACAACTGATGAAAGGTCATTCCCTCCTCCAACACTGCTACATGGTGACTGTTTTTTCCAGAAAATTGTGCCTGCCAGCTTTCCCTTAACTTGTCCGGTTCCTTCACAA